CATATTTACTCAAATCAGACATCTCAATCTCGCCTTTTCTTCTTCACTCAAACCTAACCAATTCATCACATCTTCATCAGTCCAAACATGTGTATAATCTCCAAAATACGGGATATAGTTAGTATAAACGTTGGTGTCTTTTTTCCATAATGTATTAAGCCATACAATGGTTTTTGTCATATAAGCATCATAAAAATTATGACGTTCGGTTTCGCTATTAAACTTGAACTGATGACTTTTAATGTGTCTGCCCCTACAAGAAACATAATCTATATATTCACATTTAAGTTGTGATTCGTAAGTCAAACATTCAATGTTATAAAAATCAGGTTTTCCTTTCATACCGTGTATAGGACTGATATTCAAAATATAAGGTCTGTTATCAGTATTTTCGGATAAATGCTTACGCCAAGAGTTAGAGAGACATTTATCCATACATTTTTTGATCAAATCTACATTTTCGAAATTAACAAATCGTGTATAATCTTCATTCACATAATCCATATCATAAATCTGTATGGACATATCAGTTTGACCACGTTGCCCGAAAATAACTTCGAATTCATCGTTACTGATAACATCATTTTTAACTAGATGTTGAAGCATTTTGGCATATCTGTCAAAAGATTTGATCATATTAGGGGCATAGATAAGCCGATTAGATGTATAAGTTCCACAAGGACTGAGCCAAATAATGTTTTTAGACAATTTTGACACTTTTTCAAGAATTTTCAGATGTAATTGTCTATCATAAGGAGGGTTTCCGATGATATAATCGAAGTGCATAGTAAGATCCAGATTGCTATATTTATCATCAACCAATATAGAAATATCATCCTTACCAAAAGCAGGATTATCGATCACATAAGAATTAAACATCTCATAAGAATCTCGATGAGATGTAACATAAGTAACAGTATTATTAATAGCTAAAAATATAGCCAACTGATAATCATTGATAACCAAGATCTTCTTATCTTTATAATCGAGATTTTTAAGCCAAGCTTTAGTAGAAATCGGATCCATTATAGCCTCTTTGATGATCTAAATATAAGAAACTTAATTAAGCTTCTCAACCAAAAATCAAAGAATTGAGTTCTTCAAAACTTACACCATATTTAGCACGTTCAAATATATTTTTGGCATAAACTAAAGCTTTATCTGATTTTTTAAGATCCTTGATTTCATCACGAAGATCTTCGAGATATTGATTTTTGAAAGCTTCACATTCGAATTTCAGCTTCATATCTTCAATAAAAGTACCGAAATTCTTATAACGCATAGGCGATTCGATAGTAATTTCATAACCTTGAATACTATGATCTTTCTTGATAGTTCCATCAACAATATCAGTTTTGCTGCCAAAATCAAGTCCATTTTCGCAGAGTCTAAAGAGTTTAGTAAAGAAAATTTTCAGTTCTGATTCCAATCCTTCTTCGGCCAGAACATATAGGTTAAAATCCTTCTTATCCTTATCCTTTCTGCAACCACGCATAACAGCTTGATAAAGTGAAGCATCTGACTTATGAGAATAGATTACCACTCCGTTGATACTCGGGATATCAATACCTTCACTAAGCATCTGACAATTGAGAATGATCTTGGGCTGATATTTCAGATCGTTTTCATCACGAAGACGAGAAAGAAGAATATCACGTTCGATAAGTTCGCCGTTAAGTTTGCAACCTTTAGTGATTCCTTCTTTTTCACTAGCAAATTCACAAATGTTGACATTTTTGTCGAGTTTTTCTTTATTTTTGAACTCATTGAGATAAAAACCGATCTTAGCAACATTATCAACCGAACTATTGAACACAATCATAGAAGGAATCGAGTATTTAGCTTTAAGATGATTAAAAGCATTTACTGTAGCTTCAGTTCGGAGATATTGTTCATCTTTTTCCCCTTTAACTTTTTCAGGATTTCCGATATTAATAGTCTTGCATACACAAGGGAGAACAATACCAGCTTTAATAGCTTCGGGATAAGTCATTTTGATCTTCAAACCTAGCAATGTTCTCAGATCATCATCGGGTGTAGCAGAAAATCCATAAAATTGTTTAGAAACCGAAATATATTTTTTAATCATTTCAATCGAAGTATTCTTATGAACTTCATCCTGCATCATAAGATCGATTTTCAAACCGATATTTTCCAGAGTATTAACGAAACCCTGTTCCTGGTCAAGATCATCATTTTCAGATTGACAGCAACTAACAATGAGATAATGTTTTTGATTATTATTACGGAAATCTTCGACGAAAGATTCCTTATCGAATTTTTGGTGTTCATTCTTCAAAGAACACATATTTTTGATCACAAAACGCTTTTCAAAATCCGGAATATATTTTGCATATTCACTAATAAGCTGTTCATTCAAAGACAAACGATGAGAAGAAACGAAAAATAAACCTTTTCTATGATCTTTTTCCAGATTTTCGGCCACTTTATCGAGAATTGCTGCTTGAATAACAGTTTTTCCTGTGCCACAGGTTAATTCGAATAAGCCCTTATCACCATCAACATATTTGACTGTTTTAAGAGCTTGTTTCTGGATTTCACGAAGTTTGATATTCTGGAGCATCTGATAATTCCTTTTTGATGCTATAAATATAAGAAACTTAATTAGATTTCTCAATCAAATCGGCGAGAATTTTGTCCCAAAATTGTTTATTTCCGAGAGCTCTATTAGCACCAAGATTATCCAAAAGGGTCTTATTATCAATTATGGCCATCTTATTACCATATTTTTCAATGAGATGTTTATCAACAGTACTATCTGTGATAATAACCACCTTTTTATCGCATTTTTTAGACCAATCCAGGTATTCACAGTCGGTTATCTTCCCTTGTAGCAGTTTTTCTTCCATTTCATCGCGAATAACAGAGTTCGCTTTATGATATACAATATGTTTCTTAATCTGATCATAAGCTCTTTCTTTAGACTGAATTGCGATCAAAAGCTTAGGATTACTATTAGAATGAAGATAACCATCAACACCATCATCTTCAGATTGATTCATTCCGGTCCAATGATCAAATGAATAACCGGGCAAGTTTTGACATTGAGCATACCGAAAATATGCTTCACTTATGATTTCAAATATATTTCCCTTGAATTTGCAATAAAAAGCATCAAAAGCTTCTTCATCATAATGAGAATAATTAATACTTCGATAAAATTTAACCATTTCATCACGGTAAATCTTAGCGTATTTTTCGATCGTTTTATTCAAAAAACCGGTAGTTTTGTACTCCGACCAGCCCATAATGGCCATATACTTAAAGAAATTGAGATAATTCTCTGTTACTTTGAATCCCGTTTCCTCTTGGATAGCATAAGAGCCGGTTTCTTGATATCTCGGAAGAATTAAGCATTTAGTATCCATTTCAACCTCTTTTAGATTAAAATATAAGAAACTTAATTGATTTTCTCAACTATTCTACATAATTGAACACCTATCTTTTTACAAAACAGATTACATTTTACCGATTTATTAGTTTTTTCTGGTCCTATTATAATATAATTCGGAGCTTTTATGTGTTCTTTTATCAAATCCATTTTTCGAAGCTTATATCGCTCATTTCATCTGGTGTTCCAGACCAATGTTCATAATTCTTACCAAAAGGTGGACAAACTATAACAGTTTTATCTGTTTCTACTATTTGAGCTAAAACATCTCTTTTAACCCAATGATAATAATCACAAAAATTCTGATTTATATCATAAGCTTCTATTTTGCCTGTGCTATCTAAACCATGATCCTGAAACCATTGTCTTACACCATCTATTATACCACCGAATCCTGCCATAGGACAATATGCACCATTAGATATATCAATCTGCGATTGATATATCATTTTCAAAAGATCATTCTTTCTCAATGCTGTAACCTTAGGTGCTATCTTAGCTATTGTGAATCGATCGAGAATCAAACTCAGATCATCTGATAATATACCTTTGATATATCGTATACAAAAATTTGGATATTTTCCTGTTTCTAATGCTGAATCTAACATCTTAACCATGTTTTTAACGGCTTTTAATAGACATTTAGGATCTTTCCAAGCCTCTAATGGTGATTTATATCCGTTTACAAAACAAAACCATATAGGGTGTTCTTTCGGCCATTTAGCAGTACCAGGAAAAGGAGATTCGATACATTTCTGGACTAAATTATCAATATCTAAATCTCGATCATATAAATAATTGATCATATTTAATGGGTTTTTCCCGTTAATTATATCTACCTTATTTTCGACCATACATTGATATTTCGCCGAATCGATGGTGTTTTCTTTCTGCATCAAACCTAAAAGATAATCGTTTTTAAGGTCTATTATCCTTGAACCTATCTTAAAATCGGGAAAATAATAATGGGTTTCTCCTTCGAATACATAAGGAAACTTAATCTTAGGATGATATTCGAAGTCAATATCCATATATTTTAGCAAATTATAGAACTTAACCTCATAATTAGAATCAAATGTTATCCCATCATACTTAATCTTGTGCCACTTTGCTGTGTTAAACTCAACTGTCTGTGAATATGATCTAACACCATATCTTTGGAGATTAGTTTCCTGCATTTTCTTAACATTGTGATAATAACGATCACCATATCTTTTTTTGCAAGTATCATAACACTTTTCTCTAATTTCCGGTGATGACCAATCGTGTTTGTAACCAAACTTATTCAAATTAGTGGCTTCAATCCTAGATTTTATCTCTTTTCGTCGCTCAGGACTAATAGATTTCAAAGATTTAGACACCTTTTCTCTATTTTCTGGATCATTCATACTATTATTATCTGAATGTAACTTACTCAAACATTCTTCTGACCCACAAGTATCTAAAAACTTAAAATGAATAAATTTCCGTTTCTTTCCACAATACGGACATGCATGATCCGAACTATCTACATATCGTTCATAATAATCTACAATACTAAGATCTTTATGCTCTTTCTTAATATGCTGTGAAAGCTTATTCTGACTCCTATATCCTAAACCACAAATCTCGCAATGAAACTTCTTCTCCCTTTCGGCTAAAGATAAAGCTTCAGAATACTTCTCTAAACTACCATACTTTCGAATATGACGTCTATTTATTGCTTCAATTGAAGTTCTACTTGCTCCATATTTGGACAACATGGTCTCTCTCTGCTGCTTCCGGACACATACATCTCCACCACATGTACTTAAATATCCACCATGCTCAAACCTACAAGCTTTTCCACAATACTTACATACATGTTTGACACCGGGCTCAATATACTGATCATAATAACTCTTGTAATCCACATGATGTGTACGCTGGACATGATTAACTAATCCACCTAACTTACTATACTCTTGTCCACAAATCTCACATCTCATATTATCAATATACAAAAATTCCTGTGTTTATGACACAGGAATTTCAAGATTAAATGTTCACTCTATTCTTTAGCTCAGCTAACTTACCGTCATTCCAAGATTTCGTAATGGACTTTCTAGGCGAGCCACTTAAATATCCTGTTATTCTTCGAACTCGGATAAAATCATCCTCTAATTCCGATCCACACTTTGGACACTTCTTATCTATTACTCCGTGAAACATACAAGTTGTACCATCTTCTAACTTATTTATGCATGTATCACTATCCATGGTACATGTAAAGTATCCCAAGTTAGCCTCGTACATAGCATCAATAACAGATTTTACAGCTTCTAGATTTTTAGAAAGATCTCCGTCTAGTTTGTAATAGAATATATGCCCAGCATTAGTTATAGCATGAAATGGTGCTTCCCAATCTAGTTTATTAGGTAGAGTAGTTTTCAAGTCGAATGGTAGCATGTGGCTGTTTGTGTAATAGCCTTTGCCAAATAGTTGGAAGAGATCCAATTTTGCCAGTTTTTTGTTATTTTGGAATAGATTTTTGTCTATATTTGCGAATCTTCCAGCAGTAGCTTCAGCAGGAGTGGCGAAACAGCTCCAGTTCAAATGAGTTTCTTTTTGACAATTTTTAGTAAAATCGAAGATGTGTTGGATTATTTTGAATCCTAGATCTTTGATTTCTTTGTCTTTTCCCCAAGTTTTGCCCGTTAAGGCTAAGATAGTTTCATATAGTCCGACATATCCTATGCTCAAAGTAGATTGTTTTAGAACTTCGCCTATTTTATCAGTTACGTTATGAACTTTATCATCACTTGTGAGGTATAAACCTTGTTGCATAGTGAATGGATAAGATTCATAAGTTTTGTTTGAGATTAAGTTGAAACGATCTAATAATGATTGTTTTACATCTAATAAGATTTCATCTAGTTTATCGAAGAAGAGTTTAATTCGTTTATCTTGATCATCTTCGGCTATAAAAGATTCTATTGCCATTCTTGGTAAATTGATGGTATGGAAAGCGAAATTACCACGAGCTGTAGTTTGTTCTGTGCCATTGATATTACCGATTACTCGTGTCCGGCAATTTCCCGAATTAAAACCAGACAATTCAAATCTACCCGATTCAGTTTCAACATCATAAGAATCTGCCACACTATTTATGTATCTTACCGAAATAACTTTAACTCTAGTATCGAGATAACGAATTGTATCACCAATTCTTATATCTTTAACATATGTACGTCCACGTTCAAGATATAGCGGATGATCATCGGTTAATCTTAGAATAATGCGATTTGAAAATTCAACTTCTGTCCAATTATTAACCATAGTATTTTTAATCAATTTTTTGCATTTAACAAAATCTTGTAATTCATTATCAAAAACTTCAACATTATATTGTGCCAAATCTATGTATTCTGAAACTTCAGAATATCGATTAATCTTGTATTTTTTGCTGAATTCATCCCACATGTCTTTAAATTTAATTTTTATCATCTAAGCATTCCTTTTTTGAAATTTTCTGGTATTTCATTATCGGTTTTAAACATCTTATTTTTAATACCATCATTATACCAATAATACCCTTTGGTTGACATCCTTTTATCTTTTTGTACTACATCTGTACGTCCACGTACAAAGCCTTCTGGTATTTCATCAGTTTCTTTAAGTGTGATGTTAATAACAGTATTTGTATACCATTTCCTTCCATACATAGCATTTCCTTTACCAAACCTTTGCCCAGTTCTTCTCATAGTTTCATTCGATTTAGCTGCAATCAATCTAGAATTATTAGCATTTATAATTCGTAATTCTTCAAATTCCTTTGGTGTAATTCTAATTTTATAACCACTTTTTGGAGAATGTGCTTGATAATGCCAGGCTTGAGCATGTTGCCTAGTTGGAATTGCTTTGTATAACAAATGATGAGCAATAATATGTTCTTTTGCAGTAAAAAATACTAAATTTTCTATACAATTAGAACCTCCATCACACACTGGTATAATATGATGTAATTCTAGATATTTAAAATTGGTCTCATTATAAATGATACCTTTCAAATTTCTCAAACTTCTGGTACGTGAATAAAAATAATTAAAACGTATCTGTGATTTTTGGCATAAAGCATCATAAATATGTTTATAATTCATATAGTTTTACTTTATAAAAAGAGTATTCCGGGTTCTCAATTTTATTTATAAAATATAGGTCTGATCCAGGAAAAATTGCCAGACTTACAGAAAGTGAATAGTATGTACCTATATTCATTGAATTATTTTCCGTTTACACGAATTTTTAAAGTTTCTTCTCCGTCCGCGCACCCCATAGTAGCAATAGTAGTGCCTGGAATCAGTTTTTTGATGTGAATTTCACCATTATCAAAAGAATCCAATTGATATAATATAGATCCATCTAAATAATAAGCATTTTCGAACTTTTTAGGTTTTTTCAAGTGTTCTATGGTATAATCTAGATCCCCGAACTTAAAGTATCTTACTTCATAATTATCATCTTTTTTATTAACTTTAATGATTTTTTCATCATATTTTATGTAAGGTTTATTAAATGTAGAATCGCAGTTAACAAAATTCGGATAAAATCTACGAGCTAAACACTTAATAGCATCTAGATAAATATCATAATTTGGATCGATTTCGTCTTTATTTATACCACGCATCAATTTGAAGATCAGAATCGGGAATATAGCAGTTAAGCCGTCTCCTAGGCCTTCGTATTGTGATTTAATCAAGTTTATAGAAACCATACGACCACAATTCGAAGTGTCGAGTCCGAAGTTCAAACTAGAAAAAGGAACCTGATTGCCCGAACGTGATTGTAATGAGTTCAAGTTACCTATAAGAGCTTCCATAGCTTGATGAGTGTCTAGGTTAGTCTGCTTAATAGCATTATTAACGATTTTCACATTGAATTTGCGATATAAACTGCCAATAGGTTCGTTAAGTGAATAATCATTAGTATAATCTTGGTAAACACCAGTATATTCGACATAAGAATCAAATTCTTTTTTCAAATTGTGATGAAATGACTTATCTACGAATGGAGCTAAATCGAAATCTAAATTGTCATCAGCAATTCCGCCGAACTGTTGATTAGATTGTAATTGTAAAATTACAGCTGTAAGTGCACTGGCAGTTTGTATCGAACTAGGAGATCTAAGAAATCCAGTCCCTGTGTCGAAACCATGTTCTAGTAGTTTACCTACTGGAGCGAACAGACAATTGAATGAAAGATTATAAAAATTGAGATCGTGAATATGGATTCTGCCCTCTTTATGTTCGGCGGCATATTTACGATCTATATCATTCAATAGATTATACATTTTGTTAGTTTCACTAGCGATTTTACCATAAGTACCGGCTGGAGTTGCTCCTGCTTCGTTAGCATTATCTCTTAAAATGTTAGAACTTTTCAAATCGGATTCGGTAATTTCTTTAATTGTCTTAACAATTTCGGATTTAGTAGTTCTAACTCTATTACGTTCTTCGCGATATAAAATGAATGATTTTGCTGCTTCTTGATGTTTAGCCATCAAAACATTTTCTACAATATCCTGAATTTCTTCAACTTTTAATGTGTTTTTAGATGAAAGTTCTGCTTTTTCAATAACATCATCTGTAAGTTCATCTAACTCATTTTCAGTAAATTTAGTATTAGTCTCAACCAAAGCATTCTTTATAGCAGTTACAATTTTAGTCGGATTAAATTTTCTACGTCTACCATCTCTTTTAATTACTGTTTTTATTGTCATAAACCTCTTTTCTCTTTCCTTATTATTTTAGAATTAAATATATTTATTATTACTTCTATCAAAATGTTGATTTTCTCTACACAAAAAAGACCAATGTTTAACATTGGTCTAGAATATGTTTTTTGATCTTTTTAATTGAACATATCCTGAATATCGGCTTCTGTAGCAACTGTACCCTTAGTATCAGCACTATCAATATTTTCAGGTGTATCCTTTTCTTCTATGTGTCCAATAGGAAGATGAATACGAGCAGTATAACCCTTACAAAGTGATTCATAAGTGTCATGATTTTCAGTAAGATTAGCCAATGGTTTAATCTGTTTAGCAATAACTGTTAGTTGTTCGTCGGTTAAAACCACACCATTCTTATCTGAAATAGGGCCAGTTTTCCGTTTGAACTTATTGGGGATTATTCCCCCTTTATGACTCTTGTCGTATTTGTAGATGAAATCTGCACCATTAGTAGGGCTGAAAACATCGATTCCCTCTACCAATTCATCAGTTTCATCATCATCATGAGGCTTAGCAATTTCTTTTATAACATTCATCGTGGCTTCAGTAAATTTATAACGGAAAACCTTACCTTCAGTAGTAGGAGCAGTAGGATTCTCAACTATATAAACATTAGCAATATATTCATTCTTAGCCGGGCCAATTACAGTACGTTGCTTGGACATATCTTCGCCCTTTTTCTTGAGTTCGAAATACTTTTCACAAAGTGGACATTTACCCTTATCTTGAATACAATTTCCAACAAAAAATGGTGCTCCTTTAATTCCGCTGCCTACATAATGTTTACGAAGCTTAACAAACGGAAAATCTTCTCCCTCTGGGGGCGGCAAGAAACGAAGAACAACTTTCGTTTTACCTTCAGCATTATATGTGTATTTGAATAAATCTGATAAAGAACTATGACTTGGTTCTTCAATCTTATCTAAAACTTTTTTTGCATCATAACTCGAAAAAATAGGCATAATGTGTTACTCCTTGTAAATAAATCGCCTTATAACAAAATTTAGAATAAAAATTTATCCGATTCATCTAGAATGATGTGTTTCGTGATGAAATATTCAGAAAAATTCAAATACTTCCTCATTTTGTTAGTTTTATATATTTCCTGTACATTGACATTTTTTAGCACTTTCAAAAAAAACAAAGGACTTAGTTTTTCACGTATGGTTTGTAAATATAAATCTGTTTTTAATGGATTTTTATCCTGTTCTTCAAACATACCAGCCTTGTTCGATTTAATCTTCGAGAAATCTGATTTTATACTCGAAAAATGTAAATATGATATATTTAACAGTTTATTATAAGTATTATAATCCCCAATTTTCATTTTAATTTTGTGAAAATAGTTATACACGATCAAATAATCTAGAATACGGGAATCAAATCTAGCTGAATTTATCTCAGAACAAAGATAACTATATTTAGACCAATCTTTAGGATGACTCAATGTTCTAGGTGTTAAACGACATTCTGGTATAGAAAAACAATCTGGTTTTTTACACAGATTATTTTCTACCCATTTAAGATGTCTTCCTAAATCAGCGCTTTCCAGCATTTTCGCTCTTAATTTTGAATGAATTATACTTCTGTAAGATATTTTTCATTAAAAAATCTGCCGAAACGAAATCTTCAACTAAATATGAGCAAATAGTGGTCATTTTTATATCCTGTTCTACTGATATCTTAGATAAAACGAAATTGAATTTGTCAATCTCATCGAAATTTTCCAATTTCAGTTTCGCCATAAATTTAGGCAATCTTGCTAAACCACTATCAGGATCCTCTACATTAATAGGACTAGAATAATCGACATCGTTTACATCATAACCATATAGTTTTAGTAATTTATAAAAATGAGCTTTGTCTTGTTCATGTTCGAACTGAGCATTTTCATCAGTTAATACATCATCGTCAATAAATAGATCATTCATCAATAATTGCTCCGTTGTCTGAATTTATTAACATAATTCTTTCTAGAATAAAAGTCGAACAACTCAATCTCATCTTTGAAGATCAATAAACCGAAATTGAGCAAATGTTCATAAAATTTTACAATTCTCGAATTGAAAGTGGGGATATCAGTTAAAACTCGTTCGGATTTCCAATCTTTACACTTTAAGCAATTACAACCAGAACAAAGATAATAAATGTTTTCCATTACATTTTCACCATTAAATTCTCGATAATATGAATTTTCGAATACTTTATCATCGAATTTATCTTGAAAACCTAAGGAAATTATCAATTCACTAGCAAATGCTAAAGCATCAGAATATTCTTCTTTTCTATGCAATTCATTAGATTTAGCCATCATCATTTCTACTAATTCTTCAATAATACAATAAGCATACCATTTAATAATGACTTGATCTTCAGGTTTATTCAAATCTAAATTACGATGTAAATGCATAGAAGTCGTAGTATTATTATTTTGAATTGCAATGAAATTGTCCAATAATGCGTCTTGGGCATTAATAATTCCCTGAACTACACCTTTACTAATATCCATCTTATTTTTAGTTTCTTCACTTGTAACGTTCATTAAAGCACCCCATATCTTTTAAGTAAATCTATTGCTTTTATAATACCAAAAACTTCTTCTTGTTTATCACATGTCCAATCATAATGAATAATATTCATCTTTTTTTCATATAATTTATGACTATAATCAAGATATTTATCGATCAATTTGTCAATATTTTCTTTAATTCCTGCCATTTGTTCTCGATCACCCCAATTAGTAATAACCGATTTCGGTGGCATACAAAAGATAAATAAGTCTATTCTAGACAAAAATCTATTTACATCGATAAAATTAGTGTCCATTAAATCTACATTTCTTAATATCGGCCCATTTACAGACTCTTCTATTACCGAAAAACGATCGAAAATGAGATTAGACTTGGTTTTTTTAGCATTATTCAATGTAATATCTAGATAATCGAGATACTCTTGTGAAGTTTTACCTGCTCCTAAAGATCTAACATATTGAAAACCCAAATCTTTAATTTGATTAGCTAAAGTCGTTTTACCTGAATTATCGGGTCCAAAAATAACAATATTCATATTTGATTTACCCTATTAAAAGATATTTTCATCGAAATTCTTACGATAAGTATGCAATGAGAAAATGGTCTGTTGATAACTACCAACTTCGAAACCAAGTTCAGCAGCAACAAACTCCAATAATTTAATGCCCAGATAAACATCATTACAAAAATGAGTATATAAATCACAGCTTCGCATCACATTATGCATGTTCAATTTATCATTTCGATACTGGAAATGATAACCTAATGTACAGGGTACTCGACCAACACCACCCAACTTATTAGGGTCTTCATTCGGATCCCATACAGATAACCAACCTTGTCGCGTATTAGGATCATTTTCGAATGCTTTAATCAATTTATCTATTTGATTATTACGATTATATCTACCGTTATATGTATAACTCATCTTGCCATTTACTAAGAATTCCTCCCAAACATCATTTCTTAATTTATATGCTTCCCCTGGATTAAGATCTTTTTTACTGATTCTTTCTTCAAATTCGGCATCTGCCCAAGGTTGAGAAACATTAGTAATCTCATTAGATTTGGCATTTAGCAATACATAGGAGTAATTCTGGATTTCCTTAGTAATAAACATCGGATTACCATCGATTATCTTATTTTGCATCGATTTAGTCTTAATAGTTATACCATTTTCGGAAAGATCTCGCTTAATTTCATCATAAGCTTCGGACCAATTTGAATAAAATCTGGCCATATTTTAACCTCAATTTAAAAATAAATATAGTGAAATAATTCATATTTAAAACGATGAATAGGCATTCTTGATGTCCATTAAAATCAGTATAAACAAGATAATGAACGAATTAACGAAGATCTTTTGACTTTTAGTTTTTTGATTAAAAATTGTTGTTTCAGCTTTGACATATTAGAAAATACATCAAGATTTATGTTATGAGATAAAAGATAATCTGAAAGATTTGACCGGTGATGTTTATGTTTCGATATTAAATTGTATTCTTTTTTGAAATAATAATACTGTCTTTTAATCGTGTTATCTCGCCAAATAGTATATTTTTTAGCTAAACTGATGAATTTTTCTCGAGTAAAATCCGAATTTAGCATATTTAACTGCATTCTAAGATTCTTTTTGGAAAATCTCGGTCTATATTCAGTTAAAACAGAATAATCTTCTATATTATCTAATTCGGTTTGAAGTTTTTTAACCCTAGCAAGTTTTTCATAACATAGTCTGAACAGCGAATCATCTGAATGGTCTTTTTTGAATGAAATTGGATCATTTACTCGATAAGTCGCATAGTATTTTGCTGCTTTATAAAGATGAGCTACAGTATATTCGAATGGTATGTTTTCTTGTTTCAATAGATTGTTGTAACCTATTATGTTGATAGCTAACCTATCTACGAAACCACATAGATAATTGTGTCTATGACCACTCATTATGCTTTTAGTAGCTAAAACACGTGTATGTGGTACATTTTTATAACATTTAGCTGGTAAATTGAATTGTTTTAAGACACGATTGATTGAAAAAGGAAGATTTTCATTACAATTATAAGCTTTAGATCTATCATCGAAATATGTGCTCCAATCAATTTCATCATGAGTTATTATTTTATGATTGTCCCAGTTCAAATTATGTTTGAGATATACAGTTTTCCTTACATATTTAGATAAAACATAATCTAAACCCATTCGAGATAAAACATCACCAATATTAGCATAAATACCGATGTTATCATCATAAATCGAAGATTCTTCTGGTTTTACTGGTTTCCCATAAGTGAGTTGAAATAGATTCGAAATATATGACGTATCGAAATCTATATGACTATGAACTTCATATAGATCACCATTTTTAACATTTTCTGAATTTTCTTCGAAATTACTGATTTTACCAACTAAATATCTTATTCTGCCTTGTTTACTAACAACTCTTCTATATGTAACATTTTTATAAGGATAATCACTAATGATCAATTTATGAGATTCGACATAATGATGCCAGAACTCTTCTCGTTCACATTTAATTTCAAAAGGCAACGGATAAAATAACTTGCATTTATATCGACCACTACCAAAACTAGGGGATCTTACTACTTTTTTACCATATTTTGAAACTAAGTAATCATAAAATGATTTATCTGCCCAGTCAAAATCATAAACTAAATACTTGGTTTTATAATTATAATCCGGAAATTGTCTGACAAATGGCAATCCTGCATTATAAATCTTTACTAAATCATCTACACTACTTAAACTAACTAGATAAGTATCACTAGAGATCCAAATCTTAGAATTTATCTTACTAAGCTTCTTATCTGAAAATACGTTAAATATATTTACGAATTCCACATATCAAATCTAATCAATATTAGAATTCATTTTCATACACATCAAGATTGAAGAATAGACAAACCTTTTCTATCTTAGTACCCCCTCCTATAGGTTTTATACTATATAAAAAAAGATCCCCCTCTCCCTCCCCAACTATAATGTATCTATCGAGAAATATGTGGACTTTTTCCGATGTAAAAATCACTTGGTTTCTTACTTAGAGTAAGGACGGATCTGTTTTTAATGAAATGTTAAAATAAGTTTACAATTAAAATGTTGAGATTTATGTGAAATTGATCACTTGTGTTAGAAATAAAACCAGTTATCCGGATTTATATAATGGGGCTTATCTTTATATTGGTTTAATTGAAGTTTGATGCCACTTTTAGCTTGTTTTTTAATAATACCAAAATAACTATATGTTTATTTAAAATACTGTCTAAAACAGGTGTTAAAATGAAAAATAAAGCTATCCTTTTAATTTAACATAAACATATGTATAATGACGTATTTATAATGACGTATTTATAATTAATTAGTAACTATATCGTAAAAAATATGAAAAGAGCTTAAACAGGCGTTAAAATGAAAAATAAAGCTATCTAGATAAAAAAGCCCGATTGTTTATATCGGGTTAGGGTTATATTCTTTTTAATTCCAGTATATCGTGATGTATTTGATGAATGTAAGAATTACCACCTAATTTTATATATACATCATAAAGGTCAAGGAAGTTTTGTAATTGGAATTCTGAAATATTTCCTCTGTCTCTAGATTTCTCCCATATTCTGGTTAAAGCATCTCTAGTATTGCATAATGCTTGTTCTTTCAATATAAAGATATCAGTATTATTATGATTTTGTTTATTTTCTAATTCAGTTAATGCCAATTTCATGTCTTTTAACAAAACATCGTGTTCTTTAGACATAGCTGTGTTCGATTTCAATGTAGAGATAACCTCATTTACATCAGAATATAGTTTCTTTTTATTCTCCATGTCGGTGAATAAGCCAATTAATGCTTTTCGAAACGGTTTAATTATTAAAGCTAACATCCCTACAAAGGTAGTAACAGAACCAGCTATAATACCTATATAGCCACATACATTCGCTATAAAACTTAAAGCCATGTTATATATATCTAACTTTATCAGAGACTGATATTTTCCAACTTTGATTATATTTGAAGTAAAATTGGAGTATTTTTATGAATTTAGAAGATTTTATTAAATTATTGCCATTCAATTTGACTGAATCTGAGAGTAAACACCTATTATGTTCTGATATGATCTCTAAAACAATATCCATAGATAAAAGACAATCTGGTCTAAGTACAATAATGCAGATTTTAATCATGTTTAATATGTTGAAAGGGGGTAATAGTGTATTATTTGTGAATGATTTTAAGAACGGGGAGTATTTTATAAATCAACTTATGAAATTATACTATTCTATGAAACCTTTTGCCAATTTCAAGTTTCAGAAATATAGTGTGATAGGTTATAATTCTAGATTAGATTTATGTTTGATTAAGAATAACGATCAACTTAGAGGTAAAACTTTTTCTTTTGCTTATATAGATGATGCTGATTTAGGGAAGTATAATGATATAATGGATATTTGTTTTGCGTTGAGAACTTGTCCGATTAAGATCAATGTTAATATCGATCAACCCCATTCTAGTTTTATAAAAAATTATATTAAAGATAATAAGTTTAGTTTGACTGATATGAATTTGAATATTTTACGGGAAATAAATAGAGTATGAAAAAATATGATGAAAATGCAATTAAAGTATTAGTGGGTCTAGATGCAGTCAGAAAACGTTCCGATATGTATCTTGGCAGTACTACAGGGAAGCAATCTACAGCTTTATATAGAATGTTTCGTGAAATTTTGGACAATTCGCTAGATGAATACTTAATTAAATCAAATTATAATATCGATATATTTTACGATAAAAACACTAATTATGTAACAATTATCGACAATGGTCGTGGTGTTCCAACTGGTAAAAATAAAGAATCAGGGAAGAGCACAATGGAGATTGTATTTGGTGAATTACATAGTTCGGGTAAGTTCGATCATGAATCATATTCTATGAGTTCTGGTAAGAATGGTGTAGGTAGTTCATGCACTAATGCTCTTTCAGATCATTTTTATGCTTATAGTAATAATAATTCGGAACATAAATGGTATAGTGTAGAATTTAGTAAAGGGAAACTAGTTTCTAGCCAATTTTCAGATCCTGATAAGAATCTGATTAAATATGTTAAAAACACAGGTACGATAGTAAAATATATTCCTGATACTACTATATTCTTAGATGGTATAAATCTAGATTTACATAGGGTAAAAAGAGAATTAACCGATCTTAAATATCTATGTCCAAAACTTCATTTGACTTTGCATGAAAATGAAGATGTTACTGATTATTATTCCGAATCTGGTCTAGCTGCACTAGTTGGCCCAGGTGATGTTTTTACATTTACTAATGATGATATGGAAGTCGCACTCAATTTCACTAAAAATGAAGGTTCAGATTTCAAATCATACGTAAACTTATGTAATACTGATATGGGAGGAACTCATTTATTAGGTTTGAAAACTGTCATTTGTGAGGTTTTTAAGACTTATTCAGAATTAAAATTGGCTAATCTCGATCTATTAGAAGGTATAATTGGTGCTATACACTATAAAATGGCAGAACCACAGTATCAATCACAGACTAAAAATGAATTATGTTCTAGCATAGCTAAAACTAATGTTATTGATACTTTAACTAAACCATTGACTAAATTTTTCGAAAAAAATGAAAGTTTGAGAAAAAGAATCATCGTTTATGCCGAAAAGATGTTCGCAGAACGAGAAAAGATGAAAGCTAATAAAGATCTGCTTAAAAATCTAAAAGATCTGAATAATTCATTATATCATATATCGGATAAATTTCTAGATGCCGATCGTAGAAAATATAATACCGAAGATCTAGAAATGTTCATTGTAGAAGGCGATAGTGCCGGCGGTCACTTCAAACAAGCTCGTTCAGCAAATCAAGCCGAGTTGAAAATAAGAGGAAAGATCATTAACTCCGAACGAGCTACTTATGAAAACTTATTTGGTAATTCGAAAGATAAAGATTCCGGAAATAAAGAGATAAAAGACTTAATAACAGCTCTTGGTTGTGGCATACTAGACCAATATGACGAAACTAAATTAAGATTCAAAAAAGTAATCATCCTATCCGATGCCGATGTAGATGGTGAACATATCGCATTGCTATTAATATCGTTTTTCGTAAATTATGTACCAGATTTGATTAAAAATGGTCATTTATATCTTATTAAAGCTCCTCTATTCATCGGAAATGCTGCAAATTATAAGAATAAAGGCATGACGAGAAAAGAAATCGATAATGATATGAAGAATCATAATATCAAAAATTATACGGTTTCTAGACTTAAAGGCTGGGGAGAAACTTCACCTACTCAATTACACGAATTATGCTTAAATCCTGATACCAGAATATTAGTTAATGTAAAATGGAACGACGATTGTAAAGAAGTTTTACATAATACAATGGGAAGTGATAGTGCTTATAGAAAAGGACTATTAAATATCTGAAAAAACCGAGCTTTTAAGCTCGGTATTTTTATTTTTTCTTAAATATTTCGTGAATTGGATTACCAAATATTCTTTTGGCTTCGGTTTGTGTGATAACCGGCATTCTTCCTCTCGGATCCCCATTAGTATCATCCCCACTAATTTTTGGTACTCCAATCTTATGAGAATGATCCGAATCTTCTAATATTTCACCTATTTTTTGATTTATTATCTGATGTTTGTGTGAATGACCACAGTTAGGTGCACCAGACCAACCATTTCCATTAGAATCCAGATAATAATAATGATAATGCGGCATAACATTAGGGGCATTATCTATGCTGGTTTCCAAAACACCATACATCATAGTTTCTTCTGAAATTTCATTCATGATAGGTTTAATATAGATAGTACAATCTCCATCGGGAATATCATCGGTTTGAAGATTCATAGCAAATTCTTTCTCACTATCGAAATTAAGTTGATCTATAAAAGATTCCCAATCTCTAGAACAATCCTTTACTAGAGCTTCGTATTCGGAAGAACTATATGATTCACTATCGGGTAAAAACGAACCGCTTACTTCAAAATGAACATAACTAGTACCATTTTTAACTCCAGTCTCGAATTTTGTTATATCACAACCATTACTTGTTAAATAACTTGCTATACTTCTTTTAAGAAAAGCTATATAATTCGGAGAGAAATCCGAAATTTCAGATAATACAATCATAATTAAACCTCGTTTTTACTTTAATATATATGAATGTGTTCATGAAGAATGAAAATCTCCGAGGTATACATGACAATATAGAAATGTCAAGTGAAGATAATTTGAATTTTGCTAAATGTATGAGCGATATTTTTGAATTTTCTAGATATTTCTACATCATCATGGCCGGCATAGGTTTTGCCCCTATAAAACTCAGAGAATATCAAACCAGAGTGATAAAAGCTCTAGTTACTAAAGTCGAAGGAAAAAATAATCGAATCATAATGCAAGGTAGACAAACTGGAAAAACTACCATAGCATCATTATATCTACTCTGGTTATTCCTTTTTGAAAAAGACAAAACGTTCGCCATATTAGCAAACAAAGAAGATCAAGCTCTTGAAATCATGAATAGAATTCAAAATGCTTATCTGAAATTACCACTATGGTTACAATGTCCAGTATTAAACTGGACTCAATCAAAAATCGTATTGTCTAACGGTAACACAATGTTCACTGCTGCTTCTAGCAGTGATTCTATCCGCGGTAAATCGGTATCATATATGCTAGTTGACGAATTTGCTCACCTAGATGGTTCTGTAGCTAAAAAGTTCATGGATTCGGTATTCCCTACTCAAGCAGCTGATCCTGATGCTAAACTCATATTGATCTCAACACCTAATGGAACTAATCAGTTCTATGATACATGGCAAAAAGCTAGAGCTGGCATCAACTCGTTCATTCCGATCATGGTCCAATGGTATGAAGTTCCTGGCAGAGATGAAAAATTCAAAGAACGTATAATCAAAGACAACGGAATAAGACACTTTATGCAAGAATATGCTTGCGTAGATGGTGATTCTGTCGTAAAAGTTAGAAATAAGGAAAATAATGCTGTTTTTGAGATAAAAACGAGAGATTTATATCATGAATTATCATTAGTGGATTAAGTCATCCAGAATAAGAGTACAAACTTTCATATATTTACAATATGAGATGTGAGATATGTTTAAGAGAATTCAGTCCGAATGGTTTAGCTGCCCATATAGAGAACAGTCATAAAGACATAACAATTAAAGATTATTATGACAAATATCTTCGAAAAGAAAACGAAGGTAAATGTAAGATATGTGGAAAACCTACTAGATTCAAGGGTTTTAGAGGGTATTCTAAATATTGTTCGATGAAATGTGTTTGGCATGATAAAGATATAGTAAAGAAGAGAAATTCACATACTGATTTCGGTGAAGCATCGAAAAAAGCAAGTTTTATAAAGTTTGCAAAATATGGAAGTGGTATTAGCGAGTCTGAGAGATATCGTAGAATTGAAAGATCTAAAGCTAATTTGTCCCGTATTTTGAGTGAAAATCATTGTGAATTGATAGATATAGTTCTGAAAAATGGTAAGATTTATTC